TAGAACACTTGGGTGGCGTAGTTCTTGTCGGCGCGCTCGCTGATGCGGGCGGAAGCGTCCTTGCCGATGCCCAGCTTGAGGCCGGACTTGGCCCAGTACAGCACGTTGTCGTTGGCGGAGCCGTCGAGCAGCGTGCGCTGCGTGCGGATGAACTTGAAGCCGCAGAAGGTGTCGATCTTGCCCTCGACCAGCGCCTTGACCGTGTTGTAGTCGGCCGACGTGGTCTTGGTGGTCGACAGGATGGAGGTCACCTGCCGCGCTGGAAGCGCAATGTAGCGTTCCTCGTCGGCATCGACGTCGTGGCTGTCGAGCATTTCCTTCGCCGCCAGCAGCTTCTGCACGTTGAGGCCCCATGATCCTGCTGCCGCCGCCGGGTCCTTCACCGTGATCGGGATGGTCATGGTGGTGTCGTAGGGTGTCTGCGTCGAGCCGTCGACGCCGGTCGATGCCACGGCGGTTGCCGCCACGATCAGGGCGTCGTCCATCGCGCGTCCCATCGCCCACGCCGCCGCCTGTGCGTACTGCGAGGCCGGGTCAATCAGCATGCGCACTTTGTCTTCTTGGTCGACAAGGTCGGCCCAGTCGTAGTCAACGAGCGCCACGCGCCTACGGGCGTGCGGGGTATCCATGCGCGGGGTGTCGGAGTGGCGCGTGGTCCTGATCTGCGCCGCGACCTGCCCGATCTGCTCGAAGTACGCGGTCTTGCCGACCACGCTTTCACTCTCGACACCCATCCGAAGACGGCTGCCCTTTTGCTGCGCGAGGTGCGCGACGTTGCCCTTGTACTGTTCGACAAAGGCGGTGGTGATGAAGATGGACACGGCTGTGCCTCCACAAAAATGGGTTGAAACGGTTCAACACGTTTTTGGGAGTGCCGCCTGTTTAGGGCGATCCCGGCTTACAGGGAGTGCTGCGGATCGGTTACGAGTGCCCGCGAGCACTCCTTCTGTATCACGCCGCTGGCTGTTCGACAAACAGCCGGTTGTGCATGTCGGTCAGTTCCTTCAGCCGCAGGTCGTGCTCCGGGTGCGACACGTCCTTGAGCGCGGCATCGTGCTGCGAGCGGAACGTGGCGATGCGGCCGCGCAGCGCGTCGGGCGAACCTTCCGCGCTTTCACCGGGCGGGCGCGGCTGCCGTTCGCCGGTCAGCGCCACCCGCTGCGCGTACAGGCTCTTGATGTACTCCGGGTCGCGCGCCAGCCCGCTGTCGCGCGCGCGCTGCTGCACCACGGCGGGCAGGTCGAGGAAGGCGGCGCGCGCGATGGCGCGGCGGGTCTCGTACTCGCTGCCCCAGTCGCGTTGCAGCACCGCCTTGCCGTTCATGATTTCGCTGGTGACCTGCTTGTTGCCGAGGTCGATCTGCGCGGCGTAGCGGTCGCGGTACTGGTCCACCAGCTTCTGCGCTTGCCGTTGTGACAGCCCGCTTTCAAAGGCGGCTTGCCGCCACCAGCCCTCCATGTTGTCGTCCCAGACCATGCCTTCCGGCAATCTGTCCGGCTTCTGAAACTCATACGCCTTCGGTTCCGGCGGGCGGCCGCCAGCGACGTAGTAGCGGTCCCATGCCTCCTGATCGTTGGGGTCCTTCGGGATCGGCACCTTCTCCGAGCCAAGCGTGCGTTCGAGGTTCACATAGGCGCGCGCGAGGCTTTCGGTGGTGGTGTAGCGCGACAGCGAGGCGTTCTGCTGAAGGTCCTGCGGCAGCGTCTTCATGAACTCCTTGGTTGGGTCGGGGGCGAGCGCCGCCACATTGGGCGGCGTTGTTGCAGCAGGGACAGCAGCCGGAGGCGGCGCAGCAGCACCAGCAGGGGCTGGCGCGGCGGCGGGGGCTGGCGCATCACTGAGCAGGTCGTCGGGCATAGTCGATTTCTCCGCGTTGAAGTTTGTCGCGCATGGCGACGATTTCAGCCGAGGCGTTGAGCACGTCGCGCTCGCGCTCGCGCAAGGTCTTCTCGCGCTGCCGCACCTGCTTCATGGTGTGCTCGATGTCGGCGGCGAGGTTGTCGAGCGCGACCGCGCGCGCCAGCAGTTCGGCGGCCAGATCGTCGAGGCGCTGTTGCAGGGTCAGTTGTCTTACAAGTTCGAGCGTCATTCTTCGTCCGTTGGTTCGAGTTCAAACTGCTGCAACATGGTGGTGCGTGCCTCCGGTATGTCGGCTGGCCGCATCTGCATGAAGCGCAGGACCTGAAGGACCACGTCGCGCTGGCCTTCGGCATGCGCCATGATAGTTGCCTCGCTGCTAAATGTCGAACCAAGAACGTAGTGCCGCGCGATTAAATCGTGGAGAACGCGCTTGCCCTCCGGCGACCCAAACACAATGCGGTAGTCCTGTAACCGCATGCGGTCGTCGTACCGCTGCGTCTTCTTCTCGACCATCTACTGCCTGTAGGCCTGTTGTGCGCCAGCCACCGAGCCGACCGCGCCCGGTATCATCTTGGCGGCACCGCCTGCAATCGAGCCGATGATCTTGCTCAGGTCAATGCCGCCGGGGCCGCCGGGTGCGCCCTGACCGGGAGCCGGGGCCAACGGCGGCTGCGCCGATGGCGGCCCTGCGGCTGGCGAACCGGGCGCGGGCGTCGGCATCTGCGGCGTCGGCATCTGTTGCGCGTTGCCGATGGTCTCGACCGACTGCTTGCCAGCCGACGCGATGCTGTCCATGCCCATGCCGCCGTCCTTGAACGCCTTCGCCAGCATCGGCACCATCGCCATCATGTTCTTCTGGTTGGCCTGTTGCGCGGCCGCCGCGTGCTGGTCGTCGGTCTTGAGCATGGCTTCGTCGACGCCGAACCAGTCGAACAGCATGGGCGTAACCTTGCCCATGTCGATGGGGCCGAACAGTTGCTGCGCGATGTCGGGGCCTAACTTCGCCAGCGGTTCGAGCACGGCAATGACCTGCTCGAAGCCTTGCGCGATCTGCGACTTCTGCGCCCTTGCCAATGGGGATTGATACTCGATCCGCATGTCCGCGCCCTGTATTTCCTGCGGCGGCGGCTGGAACGCATTGAGCCGCGACATGATGCCGAACACGCGCTCGACTAACGGGTTGAGAAACTCGTTCTCCAAGCGGCCCAAGACCGGCCCAAGCAGCCGCATGCGCTCCGTCTGCCGCTGGATAACTTCGGTCGCCGTCATCTTGAAGTCGCCAACAAACTGCACCTGGTCGACGAACATGGTGGTGCGGATGGCGTTGTCGAGTTTCATGATGTACTCGCCCGCGTAGGGAAGTTGCGACGAGGTTGGCATCTGGCCGATTTCACTTTTGTTGCGCAGGTAAGTAAGCGAGCCGGGATATTGTCTGACGGGTCCGACGAGGCCTTCGTGCGGCACCGTCAACGGCGGGTCCACGGCCTTCTCTGCCGCCCGCATCACGGTGCGCGTTGCAGCGTTCGCGACCTTCACCTGCGGCAATGCCGTCATCAGCGGCGAGCGCCCGTGGACTTCGCCGCTGATCACCCACCAGCGCGGCACCACGTAGGGCATTTCCTCCGAGCCGCTTTCCTCCACCACGTTGCACTCTGCTTCCTCGACGTAGCAGATCGCGATGGGCATGTGCTGCGGGGTCTTGTTGGTGCCGTCGCGTTCGTAGTCCTCGCGCGGCGTGCAGATGTTGAGCACCTTGAACTTGTCGTCGTAGTTGCCCTTGTCGTACAGCGCCATCACCTTGGGGCTGACGTTGTCGCCCCAGATTTGAACCATCTGGCGCACCGTGTACATGCTGTCGCGCATGACGGTATCGACGAAGCCGTACTCGTTCTCCGCGATGCAGCACTCGAAGATCGGATAGGTGCGGTTGAACAGGTGGCCGGTCTTCTTCTGGCCGACGTACATGACGGCGGTGCCGAGCGATGCCATGTCTTCCAGCAACTGGTTGGCCTGTGAGTGAAACGCCGTGTGCGGCGAACTGAGCGCGTTGCTGATCCCCTTCGACACGCCGTTGGTCCAGTGCTTGTTGCCCTCCTGCTCGTCAAGCTGCTCGTTGGTGAGCCGGATGTTGAGCCAGTTGG